AAAAAGTCCATCGAATATCTCCTTTCAAATCAGGTCTAATCAGGTCAGACGGCCCCGCCCTGGGCGTCCAGTTTCTTCATGCGCGAGATGAACGCGGCCTCTTCGGATTCCTCGCCATCCTTCGCGGTGTCCGGCTCGATGGACGGGTTGGTGTTCGCCATGGCGGCTTCGAACTCCGAACCGGGAGCAACCACCGCCTTGGGTGTGGCACCCATGATCTCGGCGGCACCGTCGATGCTCATCGCAGGCATGCCGGCGAGCTTCAGCGCCAGAGCTTCGCGGCCCTTCGCCTCGGCGTGTCCGATGATGCCGATCACGCGCGTGCGCTCGACGGTGGCTCCCTCGGTGACCCCTTCCGCCTTTCCCTCGGCCTTCGCCTTGGCTTCGACGGCCTTAACGTCCACGCTCGCCACGCCCTCGGCATGGATCTGCGCGAACACCTCGGGGTGATCTGCCTTCATTTGCTTGGTGTCCATCGCTATCTCCTTCGCGTTCAACTTGGCGATCAACCCCTCGAACGTCCCGAGCGAATCGATCATTCCTGCGGCCATTGCTGCTTGCCCTAGCAATACGTCGCCCTGGCCGTAGTTCGCTGAAACATGGTCCGCGCCGGCCCCTCGGTACTTCGCGACGTCCTCAATGAAGATGGCAGCTAGATTGTCGACCAGCGCCTGGACGCGCGCGCGCCCCTCTGCGGTCGACGGGTCCACTCGCTTGTAGGGGCTCTGGCTGCTGACGATCTCCTCCTCTTTCGCGCCCTTACCAACACCCACGACTACACCGACCGAACCGAGCATCGCCGTCTTGCTGGCCGTGATTGTGGTGGAAGCGCTCGCCAGCCAATAGGCCGCGCTCGCTCCCACACCTCCCACGTAGGCCGCGACGTGCTTCTGCTTGCGGGCCTCATAGACGTGCGACGCCAGCTCTGCCACGCCGCTGGCCATGCCGCCCGGGCTGTCGATGTTCAGCACGATCGATTTCACCGCGGGGTTTTCGAGGGCAGAGCGCAGGTCCTGCGCGACCTGGTCGTAGCTGGTTGCCCCACTCACGCGGGTGAACATATTCGCCCGGCGGAACAGCGGACCCACCACGGGAATCACGGCAACGCTTCCCCGCATCTCGACCTTGTGCGTGTTCTCCAGCGGGCGCCCGATGCGCGCCTCGACGGCGGCCGGCTCTTCATTCTCCCGCTTCGCGATGGCCAGGATCCCCTCGAGGGCGTCGGGAGTGATGGCCCATTCGGCGCCCAAGATTGCGGCGAGTACTCGTGCTTCGCTCATGGTGCTGTTTGCTCCTTGGTGGGGGCCGGAACTGCGTCGATGTTGGCGACGTCGCCAGCGTTGCGGGCAGCGCCCACCGCCGAAAGCGGGATGTTGAGATCGCGCATGACTTGGAGTTCGTGCGCGCGCTGCTCGAGGATCTCTTCCCAGTCAGCGCCTTGCTCGGCTGCCTCGCGCTCGAGCGTAGATACGCCGATGCGCATGCGGTCCTCTGCGGCCTGCGCTTCACGGACCGGGTCGACGTAGCCCTTCGCCGATCCAATCCACTGCGAATCGCAGTAGGCCGACCGAAGGGCGTAGAAATCAGGGGCCGAGATGATGCCGCGGTTGACCGCTTCCTCGAGCCACAGTTCGTAGACGGGTTGCAACCAGTTGTCGCAGATCCATTTGCGCCGGCCGGCGAAGAACCGCCACGCCTCCATCAAAGCGGCCCGCACGCTCGCGTAACTGGTCTTCGAAAAGTCCTTCAAGATCAGCTCGTATGGCATGCCGACAGCGACGCCGATTTCGCGCGCTATCGATTCGGTGAAGCTTTCGTAAATGTCGTTCGGTCGATTCGGAGTGAAACTCGTGATCTTGTCGCCGGGGAACAACGGAATTACCGCGCCGCCGTCCAACTTGGATTCCCAATTCGCGCGTTCGGCGCCGTATTTTTTAAATCCGGCCACGCGGTCGCCGGCCGGACCGCCGAACAGATCGATCAGCTGATCGGCATTAATCGGGCTCTCGACGAAGGCCGCGATCATGCTGTTGACGATCGCGCTCTTCATCTCGTTCCGCTGGTAGTCGCTCAGCATGCGGAACCGCGGTAGCACCGACGACATGATGGGCTTTCCCCGCGTCTGTCCTGTGCGCTCTCGGTCGTGGATGTGGAGTACTCGACGCCGGCCGAACTCAGTGCGGGCCGGGATGCGCTCGTATTCGGCGATGCCGAACATCGCAACCCCGATATCGAACGGGTGCCTCTTGGTCACGTAGTAGGCGACCGGGGCACCGTACGTATCGATCTCGACACCCATCCGGACAGCCGGATCGCCGATCCTGTCCCCCGGCGTTCCCAGCCGGTCCGGGTCGACGAGTTGCAAACGCGTGCGCCAGGGAGATCCCGGCCGCTCGATGTAGTAGGGCAGCGCCAGGGCTTCCCCGTGCATCAGGCCCGTGCGAAACGCCAGAGCGGTCATGCTACCGAGGTTCATCTCTCCCGCGACGTCGCACTCTTTTGTGCACGCCCACGTTCGGAACTGGGCCGCCACATCGCGAGCCCACTCTCGGCCTTTCTCGCGCGTCCATCCCAACACTCGAATGTTCGGCTTCGGCGCTAGCATAAAGCCGGTGCCGATCACATTGTCGACGAGGGTCTGAATCGCTCCCGACGCCAGGCCATGGTTACGAACGATATCGCGCTGCCGAGCAACGAGGGTATCAAGCTCGCCCCATAGGTCGCGGTCGGGAGAGGCGAGCCACGGGTTCCATACCTTCAGCTCGCGCGCGTCGCGACTGGCTGCATAGTGGGCGGTGTCTGGGAATTCCCGATGATGCGAACTGGAGACCGGTTGCCCTCGGCTGTCGAGAATGCTGACCTCGCTCATCGCGGGAACCCCACCGGATAGATCGGGCCGCGCCGGGCCTTCCCAAGCAGCCTCGCCAGGTCGCTTTCAAGCTGCGCGATATAGGCGCGCAGATCTGCGGGCTTCGCTGTCGCCCATTGGGTTAGGCGATTCGTCCCGAAGTTGACCTGCGTTTCCTTGTCGCCGAGCAAGAGCTTGTGCAAGGCATCCTTGGCCTCGGCGATCTTGGTTTGCAGGTCTGCGATTTCGGATGCGGTTGCCACTGTTTCCCGGCGTTGGTGTTCGCCGAGTCAGTAGCTACGAGGTCACAACCATGGGTCGTCAGCTCGACGCTGTTTCTTCGGCTGTACTACCAATGGCACGTCGTTGGCGGCGTTCGCTGAAAGGGGGACGCGCGTTCCGATGCCGGAATCCGTCGCGACCTGTGCCCAGTTCTCTGACGTCCACTTGTCGAGCAGGAGCACGTACGCGGCGGCCCTCGCGTAAACGCGACAGTCGAGAGCTTCGTTGCGCCCGTTCTTGCGCGTGACCTCCCAGACGTATTTGCGGAATCCTCGGTGCGTGATGGGAACGAGTTCCTCGGCCGAGAGCTGCCTGAAGTACTCCTCGGGATATTCGGGAAAATGGCACCAGCCCCACGGCAGCTCGGTGCCCGACTCGGCGGTGGGCTTCTCCTGTTTGAGCCAGCCATACAGTTCCTCTTTGATCTTCGAGACGCCCACCGGCCACAGGTTGATGCTCGCGACGTGGCTCTTTTTTCCGGCCTTCGTGACCCCGGTCTGCGTCGGCGTTCCAACGATCTGCGAGAACCCGTCGGCGCGTCCCTTGACGGCCATGACCCGCGAGCCCGGCCACCGCGCGCACCACTGGTAGACGGTGCTCGTCTGGTCGCCAGTGTCGACCGCCGCGATCCGGATCGACAACTTGCCCCCGAGCTCGTGCTCCCACTCCTCGGACATCAGGTCGCCGAGGCGTTGCCACGGGCTGTCCGTTCCCTCGAGCTGGCTCGTGTCGCCGCCGAATACGCGATAGCCCACCGACCACGATTCCATGCGCGGACCGTAGGCGACGATCTCCACCTCGAGGCGGTTCCGCTGGACGTCTACGCCGGCAAACAGGATATGGCCACCGGCTGGCACCACATCTGCCTTGTACTGCTCGCGGCGGTCGTAGAGTTTCTTCCAGTCTGGCTTGTCACCCTCGCCCTTGTACGTCTCGCCAAGGGTGACGTTGATGAACGTTTTTCGCTCCTCGCTGTTCGGCGCGCAAGACTCCCACTCGGCCGCGAGGTGCTCCCACGTGGCATTAGCCGCGTAGCTGTACGCGGTCCACAGGTGAAAGCTCGCATGTCCCTTCACCGAAGGATTCTGCGCGATCCACCCGTACCCCTCGATTCCCTCGCGCTGGCGGCGCGCGGCTTCCTCGACCATCCAACGCTTTTGGTTGTGCGAGATAGCTGCCCCGCAGTGCTCGCATTCGTAGTGCACCGTCGAGGGGTCGCCTTCGGTCCAGCGGAACTGCGCCCACTTCAGGACTTGCGCTTTGTCGCAGCTCGGGCACGGCACGAAGTACAGCCGCTGGTCTCCCCGTTCGAATAGCGGTTTAATCCGGCTTGTCGTGTCCAGCGTGGGCGTGGATCCCTCGACGATCTTCCGGTTGCCGAAGGTCTCGGTTCGCTTCACCGCAAGGCGGATCTGGTCGCCTTCCTCTCCGGCCGACAACGCCCAGCCGTCGATCTCGTCCATGAACAAAGCACGGATCGACGTTCGGCGGAACCCGCGCGGGCTGTCGGCGCCCACCATGTGGAGCACGCCGCCGGGGAACTTCTTCTTGAGGATCGTGTTGCCGCCGTCGCGCTTCGACGAGGGCGAGATCAGGCCCGAGAGGATCGGCATGTCGCGGATCATCGGCTCGATCTCTTCCTTCGAAAAACCCTCGGCGTCGCCGATCGTCGGCTGGACGATCATTACCGGGCACGGATCCTGCGCCACATACCACGCGACGCCGAAGTCGATCATCTTAGTGAAACCCACGCGGGCGGATTTCATGATGGTCACGCGCTCGACACGGGGATCGCCAATGGCGTCGAGGATCGCAACCTGGTACGGATAGGGCCGGTATCGGCCGACATCCGCGCTCGACTCGGGAGACAGGCGCGCGTGCTCGGTTGCCCACTCGGACAGGGATAGGTTCGGCGGCGGCCGCCACAGGGATCGGAGATCGGCCTCGAAGGTTTCGGCGTTCACGCGGCGTCCTTGCTCGGATCCTCGGCAAGCACTCCGGCCGCCAGTCCTTCCAAGGCTTCTCGGCACAGATCCTCGATTACCACCACGTCATCGACGGTTAGATGTGGGAGACGTCCTCGCGCGTGCTTGCCTAGGGCCATCACAGCGGACTTCGCTTCCTGAATCTGCTTCCCTAAGATCCTCATGGCGTCCTCGACCGAGATCAGCTTTCCCGATTCCTTCTCGTATTCCAGCCGCTCGCGCTTGGCTTTGAACCGCTCGAACTCCAACCGAGAGAGGGCCAGGTCGCCAAGGGGATCGCTACTGGACGAGGGAACGGATTCCGACGCTGGCTTAGGCGGCGGTGCCGAGATGGTTCTTGGCGTGGACTTTTGCTTTTCACGTCGAGGCGCCTCTTCCTTTCTTCCCGGCTTGGGTTGGCTCGTAGCCTTCGCCAGCGCTGGGGCTCGGTGTCTCGACTTCCACAGCAGCACGGCCCGGTCCAGGTCCGCGATCGTGGCGCGCCGCTGCCCCTCGACGCTCTCTGTCCACTTGACCGCGTCCGCGAACTCTCCGCGAGCGGCGGACTTGGCTACGGCCTGCTTGCTGCGACCGACGTGTGCCGCGAATTCGGTGAGATTCATGCGGTCACGCGCGCGCGTGTCCCCCGAGAGGCGCCCTTCGGACTGCCAAGAGGGCTGGCCACTAGACAACCCCTTGAAAAGTCATTGTGCGGTGCAACGGCGGGGCTCCAAGGCGC